AAGCCAAGGGTCATCAGCAGATTGATTCTGGCGTAAAGGGCATGAAGGGCGCCGTCGGTGCAGCGGTGGTCGGTGTCGGTGCCATGGCGGTACCGACCAAGGTCAGCGCGGATTTTGGCGCCATTGTGCGAGACATCGCGATCAAGGCCGGCATTGCCAACAAGCCGCAAGAGCAGGAGATGTCGCGCAAGATCATCGACACTTCACGCGATACCGGCATGGCGCGCAACGATGTGGCCGACGTGGTCAATCAGTTGGTCGGCGCCGGTATGGACCTCAGCAAGGCGCTGGAATACGCACCGGTCGCGGCCAAGTTCGTGGTCGGGCAGGGCTCCAGCGGCGTCGACACGGCGAAGATGATCAACGCCCTGGGACAGAACGCCAAGATCACTGACCCGAAACAGATGCAGCAGGCGCTGGAGGCGATCGCCTACCAAGGGCAGGCGGGCAGCTTTGAAGCGGCCGACATGGCCAAATGGTTCCCCGAGCTGCTGGCCAGCATGGCCAGCAACGGCATCACCGGCATGGACGCGGTGACGCAGTTGGGCGCTATGCTGCAGGTGCAAATGAAACAGGCCGGCAGCTCGGACGAGGCGGCCAACAACCTGAAAAACTGGATGGGCAAAATCGGCTCGACCGACACCGTCCAGGCGTACAAGAAGGCGGGCATAGACTACAAGGGATCGATGCAGACCGGTTTGCAAAACGGCATGTCGACGCTTGAGACCAGTATGGCGTTGGCCCAGAAATACATTCAGGCGACCGACCCGAAGCGCGCGGCGGCCATGGCTGAAGCGACGTCGAAGATCAGCAAGGAGGCGGATCCTGAGAAGGCCAAGGCCATGATGGCCTCGCTGGAGGAGTCGCTGAAAACCGGCGACCTGTTCGCCGACATGCAGGTCAAGGCCGCCCTGTCGGCCTACATGCAGAACAAGGCGCTGTATTCCCAGCTCAAGAACGATTCGCGTGATGCGGCCGGGATCCTCGACAAGAACCTTGCCGAGCGCCGCCAGTCGTCCGCGCAGAAGTGGGCCGAAGTGGCGCAGTCGATGGATGACGCCATGCGCAGCGTCGGCGATGCCCTGCGGCCGGTGACGGACACCGTCGCCGAGACGCTGACCAAAGTCACCCGGGGCATCACCTCGCTGTCTGACAGCGCGCCCGGGGTGGTGACGGGCATCGTCGCGGTCGGTGGTGGCCTGATTGCTCTGAAGGGGCTTTTCAGTTCGTTCAAGATCGGCAAAGGCCTGTTCAATCTGGCGCGCGGTTCGCTGGGAGGCGGCAAGTCCGGCGAAGTGCAGAAGGTCTTTGTGACCAATGCCAAGGACGGGGAAGGCGGTGGCGACGACAAGGACGACGCGCCCAAGGGTAAAGCCGGCAAGGCGCTGTCGCTGGTGGAAACCGGGCTGAAGGCTGTGGCCGCGTACAAGGGCGTCCCCGTCGACGGGGACGGTGATGGCGAAGGTGAGGGCGGCGAGGGTGAAGACAAGAAGGCCGGCAAGTTCAACCTGATCACCACCGGTCTCAAGGTTGTTTCGCTGGCGAAGGAGGCGGCCTCAGGTGGCGACGATGACAGCGCCGGCGGCGAAGGCGGTGGTGATGACGGCGGCGTGAAAAAGGTGTTTGTCGTCAACGCCAATGCCATGGGCGGTGGTGCCGGTGCCGGTGCCGGTGGGGGTGGAGCGAATGGCCCGGCCGGATCGCGTCGACCTGGACGCCGAGCGAGGCGCACCGCGCGCCGTCGGGCCGCGTTGAATCTCCCCGTGCCCCCGCCGCCACCTGTGCCCTCGGGGGCCATGGCCCGGCTGGGCGGCGTGGTGAAGGCGGTCGGCAAGGTCGGCAAGGCCGCCAAGATGATCCCGGGCGGTTCGCTGTTGGACGCCGGCGCCATGGCGTTCGAAACCTTCCAGAACGGCGGATCCAAGGGTGAGCAGGCCGAGGGTTACGGGGCGGCCGCTGGCAACATGGCCGGCACTATGGCCGGTGCGGCGGCGGGTGCGGCCATCGGTTCGGTGGTGCCGATCATCGGCACGGCCGTCGGCGGTTTGATCGGTGCCTATCTCGGCAGCGAAGGCGGTGCGACGCTGGGCGCGACCTTGAGCAAGGCGATATTCGGCGACGACGATGAAAAGCCTGAGGACAAAGCTCCGGTGCCGGCCACGCCGCTGATGATGGCGCCCGTGGCGCCGCAAGGTCCGGTGCTGGGCGATGTGGCGCGCTCGATGGCGGTCACGGAGCCGCTAAAGTCGGCGGCCTTGGCGATCCAGCCCAAGGAGCCGGAGAAGCCCGAGCCGGCCAAGGTGGATCAGCAGTTTCAGTATTCGCTGAACATGCCGGTCACGGTGCAGGGCGATGTCAAAGACCCGCAGCGCTTGGCTCAAGAAATGATGCCGCACATGCAGCGAATGATGGCGGACGCGGCGAAACAGAGCGCCGCCAAGCTGTACGACGAACCCCATGTGTAAGGAGGTTTCATGGCCTACATGGAACAGATGCAATCAAGCCTCAAGTATTTGGTCGAGGCGGCGGAAACCGGTCGGCGTAGCGCGGATGGCATGTTGACCCCGGTCAACGGCGCGATCCGCGAGCTAACCGGCGCGGCATCCGAGCTGGAAAACATCCCGTTTGTGGGGCCAGCGATCGGCGCCAAGCTTCAGCGGGTAATGCGCGGCGTCGACGCAGCACAGGCCAAGGTCGGCCAGGTGGTGGCGGTGTATGGTCGGGCAACCCGTGCGGCGGCCGAGGTGCAGGAGCGGCTGGGTACGTTGAAGGAGCAGGCGGGCAAGGCGGCGACGGCGATCAACAACGTCGCCGGCAAGGTCAGCCCGGCATTGGCCAACATCGTGCCCACCAGCGCCTTCGCTGCCGACGCTACGCCGGCGCCGGAGGCGGTGAAGCCGTTCCCGCACCTGATGATCATTCAGCCGCGCGACCCGAAACTACAGCCGTACTACTTCAACCTGGACACGGCGGCGTTTGACGAGCTGACCCGCTCGACCGAATTCCGCTGGGCCTCGCAGGAGCGTTTGACGCGCCGGCCGGCGCAGCAGGCCGTCGGCATGGGCGAGGAAAAACTGACGCTCAAGGGCACGATCTACCCGGACTTCAAAGGCGGGCTAAAGCAGCTCGACACCTTGCGCTCGATCGGCGCCAGGCTACAGCCGCTGACCCTCACCACGGGGTATGGCGAAGTGATCGGGACGTGGTGCCTGAAGAACATCAACGAAGAGCAGGGCGCGCTGCTGCACGGCGGCATCCCTCGTAAACAAGGCTTCACCCTGGAGTTTGTGCGCTATGGCGATGACATGCAGGACATCTGACGGGGACATGCTCGATGTCATTTGCCATAACTACTATGGCCACCTCAACGGCAGCACCGAGGCGGTACTCGATGCCAATCAGGGGCTGGCGGACGAGCCTCAGCCCTACCGGGTCGGGGTGTTGATCATGCTACCGGATCTGCCCGCCCCGACCGCCGAAAGCGTCAGCCTGTGGGATTGACCTTCGACCGAGCCGCCGCCGGCGCTTTACGGCGTTACGCGTAACGACACATTCCTTTCTGCCCGCCCTGTGCGGGCTTTTTTTGGGCAAAATTCCATGACCCCGATGTTTCGAATCGTCGCCGATGGGGCCGACATCACGGCCAAGCTCAACGATCGGCTGTTATTGCTACGCACCTCGGACAAGCCCGGGATGGAGTCCGACGAGTTTGAGTTGCGTATCGACGACCGGGATGGGCAGGTGCAACTGCCCCGGCGTGGCAGCTCGATCGAAGTCTATCTGGGGTACGGCGAAACGTCCCTGTCGCGCATGGGGCGTTACACCGTGGACACGATCGAGGTGTCCGGGCCGCCGGATACGATCGTGATCAAGGGCAAGGCCAGCGACATGCGCGGCAGCGGCAAGACCATCCGCAGCGGAAGCTGGGAAGACGTGCCGCTGTCGAAGATCGTGGCCGACATTGCCGCGCGCAATGGCTGGCAGCCGGTGTGCCCGGTGTCGACCAAAGTGCCCCGGGTCGACCAGCTCAACGAGTCCGATTTTAATTTCATCACCCGGCTGGCCAAGCAGTACGACTGTACGGCCAAGGTCGCCGACGGCAAGTTGCTGGTCATGCCGCGCCAAGGTGGCCAGAGCGCAAGCGGCAAGGCCTTCGGCGCGGTCACTCTGACGCGCAGTGACCTCAGCCGCTGGCAATTCAGTCTCGGCGATCGCAACTCGCATAAGGCGGTATCGGCCAAGCATCAGGACAAGAAGACCGGCAAGCTCGCGGTCGTAAACGTCGACAACGACGACGCTCCGGATGGCCTGCCGGCGGTGCATACCGATCGGCATATCTACCCCAACGAGAGCGCGGCCAAGGCGGCCGCGAAGGCGCGTCTGTCGGCGTTCAACCGATCGACCGCCGACGTGCGTCTTGAAATGCCCGGGCGCACGGACATCTTCGCCGAACGGCCGATCATCGCCCAGGGCTTCAAGGTCGGGCTCGATGGCGAGTACCTCGCCGATTCGGTGGAACAGGTGTTCACCCAATCCGGCTGGTCGACCACGGTTGAGTGCAATGCCGGTAAGGAAGGCAAATCCAAGGGCAAGAAAAAGAAGGAGGTCAAGCCGCTCAAGGTGGTGAACGTCGAGAAGCAGTAACCCATCCCATTGCCGCTTGATTGCGGCTTTCTTATGTCTGGAGTGTTTATGTCGATCACGGAACAACAGCTGCAAAGCATCATGCCCAACGCCCGCCGCCAAGCGGGCGTTTTCGTCTCCGCCCTTAACGCAGCCATGGCCCATCGACAAATCAACACGCCGAAACGCCAAGCCGCGTTCCTGGCGCAAGTCGGTCACGAGTCGGGTCAGTTGCAGTACGTCCGGGAACTGGGCGGCGATCAGTACCTGAGCAAATACGACACCGGCAATCTGGCTGCAAAACTGGGCAACACGCCGGCGGCGGATGGTGATGGCCAGCGCTATCGCGGTCGCGGTCTGATCCAGGTCACGGGTCACGACAACTACCTGCGCTGCAGCTTGGCGCTGTTCGGCGACGAGCGATTGCTGCGCACCCCTGAGCAACTGGAGCTGCCGCAGTGGGCTGCCGAGTCGGCCGCGTGGTTTTGGTCGGTGAATGGGTTGAACGCGCTTGCCGATCAAAACGAGTTCAACACGATCACACGCAGGATCAACGGCGGCCTCAATGGCCTGCAGGATCGGCTGGAGTTGTGGGGGCGGGCGAGGGCGGTGTTATGCGTCTCGGCGAACTGACCCCGACACCGTATCGGTTGGTGGCCAAGGGAGTGCTGCTGGCCCTCTTAGTCGGCGGTTCCGCGGCCATTACTTGGCAAGTCCAGGATTGGCGCTACGGCAAACAGCTCGCAGAGCAGGCCCGACTCCACACCGAAACCTTTAACCAGTTGGCCCTGGCCACGGTTGCGCAGCAGCGTGCCGAACAGGACAAACGCCTTGCGCTCGAGCAGCGCCTGGCCACCAGCGAACAAACCCATTACCGAGCCTTGAGCGATGTCCAACGTGATCAAGGTCGCCTGCGCGACCGTCTTGCCACTGCTGATCTGCGCCTGTCAGTCCTACTCGACGCCACCACCGGCGCCGGCAACGGATCGGTGTCAGCCACCACCGCCACCGGCGGCGTGGTTCATGGCCCCACAAGAGCCGAACTTGACCCAACGCATGCTCAACGAATTATCGGCGTCACCGGTGACGGCGACCGGGGGCTAATTGCCCTCGCGGCCTGTCAGGCATACGCCAAAGAAGTCTCAACACCGAAGTGAAAAAGAGCGGCC